ACTTATCGTGGAATCAATCCGCATACTAAGCATTGCCATGTCTCTTTTACCAAGAAGGGCGATGCAGATGGCTCGTTCTTTAATATCCCGATGTTAGGCGGTACACAATGAATATCAAGCACCCAGCAATTGTAGCTCTTGGAGCGTTCCTTGCAGTATGGGGTACAACATCTAACTTTGACCTTAATTACCGGTCTGTACTAGGGGCGCTTGTCGCTGGCTTCTTCGGGTACGCCACACCTAAAAAATGAGCGCGCAGGACTTTGCGGCAATTGCAGTCGCTATCATCACAGTCCTTGGCGGCGTTGCAGCTTATGTCCAGTTTATGATTAAGCATTACCTCAGCGAACTTAAGCCCAATGGTGGCAGCAGCCTACGTGATGAAGTTAATCGGTTGACAGCGCGTGTCGAAACCATTATAGAGCTGTTGCATAAGTAACACTTTACCTATGGCTAAGAAAAAGGTCATTGACCTAGATACGTATTCCGCGCTAGATGCTTATTGCATCGGTATGCACGTGTATTACACATCTTTACGCAAGGCTGGCTTTTCTACAGATATGGCTTTTTGGCTTTTGCTAGACCGCGAATCTTATCCAGATTGGATTCTTCCAACAATTCCTAACAAAATCGATACGCAACCCTACGAGGACGACGACGAGGACTAAATGACAGTCAAAAGAATAGCTTGGGTCTCAGACATTCAAGCGCCTTTCTTTCACGAAGCAGCAGTCAAAAATTTAGGAAAGTTTTTAAGGGCTTACAAGCCACACCAAACCATTTGCATAGGCGATGAGATTGACCTGCCTCAGCTTGGAGGTTTCGCCCAACCTTGGCAAGAAGTAGAAGGCAACATCGACGAAGACCGCAAGCTAACTTTAGAGATTCTTAAATACCTTGGCGTGACTGACGTTGTGGGCTCTAATCATGGGGCTCGAGTGTACAAGTCTTTATCTCGCAGATTGCCAGCATTTATGAATCTGCCAGAGCTGCGCTACGACAAGTTCATGGGCTACGACAAGGCTGGCATCCGCTATCACCCTAACGGCTTTGACTTCGCTCCGGGCTGGCATACTTGCCACGGCGATGCTTTCCCGCTATCCAACAAGCCCGGCCAGACCGCGTTGAACGGCGCAATGCGGATGGGTAAGTCAATCGTCTCAGGTCACACACACAGACTAGGCCTCAGTGCCCATTCAGAAGCCTCTGGAGGCCGATACGGGCGCATTGTGTGGGGTGTTGAGGTTGGCAACCTAGTTGACCTTTCTAGTCCCGGTATGGGCTATACAAAGGGCTATGCTAACTGGCAGATGGGCTTCGTAGTAGGCACTTTGGTTGACAAGCGTTTTACGCCTGAGCTTATCCCGATTGACCCTAAAGATGGCTCGTTCATTTACCAAGGCAAGCGATATGGCTGAGTTCGCTAGACCTGATTTCGGTGACGAAGTTGTGGATGAAATCGTTATCGTTTCGTTATCTAAAAAAGGTGGATGTTTGCTACACAAGCTGTAAAGTTCTACTCGTAAAGGAAAATATCCAATACGTTAGGGGCTAAAGTGTTATCTACAATGATTGAAATAGAACAGGACTTTGAAAGACTTACAGAGACATCAATGCTATTCCAAGGCTCAGATTGGGAAGCTCAGGATGGTCGTTTTATTGATGGGAAAACAGATTACAGCCACAAAGTAATCTATTGGTTCGAGCGTTATGCTGACCTTGTACTTGCTAAGGCTCTAATTAAATCAATGCAGGAAGATTTTAACGTTATGTATGACTCAGTGCTTGACCAATGGGTTATGACCTCAACCTATGCAACAGAAATGTGGCGATAATGTCAGCGCTACAGCTCATACTAATTGCAAGCCACATTCTAGTGGCGGTTATCTTTTACACAGATGGCAAGCGCACTGGCAATCTAGAAGGACGCAAGGCAGTTCGTTATTATTACGAGTCAAGAGACCGCCAAATCAAGGCAAGCCGATGAACGCCAATGAACTCTTACAATCAGCAGGGGACACAATCACTGTCCGTAACCATACTCACGGCGACGCAAAAGACAACCTGCGCAGAACCGGGATGCTCTTATCTGCTTATCTTGAAATACCAATACACGATTACCAAGTTGCAATCATCATGCAGTTGGTCAAAATCAGTAGAACTCAAGAGAGCCCATACCTGCTTGACCACTGGATTGACCTGCTTGGATATGGCGCACTTGCCGGCGAGCTCGCACTTACAGAGGAGCCTTACTAATGTTTAACTTGGAAGATTATGAGACAGTTGAAGAACGTTTAGTAAAGTTTTGGAAGGAACACCCAGATGGAAGAATTGATACAAAGTTGGTCGAAGCAAGCACTACACGTTTTATCGTACAGGCTTATATATACCGAACTGAGGTTGACCAATACCCTTGGGCTGCTGGGCTCGCGGAAGAAACGATATCGGGGCGTGGAGTCAATGCTACTTCTGCTCTTGAAAATTGTGAAACGTCTGCGATTGGTCGCGCTCTCGCTTCGGCTGGCTATGCGACAAAGGGAAAGCGCCCAAGCCGCGAAGAGATGGGCAAAGTTATCGAGATGAATAAGGTAAAGGCTAGTATTGACGAGGTAAAGGCTAAGATGGCACAAACTGCCAGCGAGTACATTCCAGTACCTAAGGAGGATGACCCTTGGACTATAGCTCCAGCACAGCAAGCCACGACTTTAGAGAGTGCAGTCGAGATGGTGAAATCAGGACTTGGTGGTACTGCGGTGGACGAGAGTTGTATTCATGGGCCTCGCGTATGGAAAACTGGCACTAAAAAAACCGGAGGTCAATGGGGTCATTGGAAATGCATGGCCCAGATTCTTGGAGAAGCAGAACGTTGTGACCCTGTTTGGTACGAGGTAGATAAAGAAACAGGTAAGTGGAAGCCACAGGTAAAACGATAATGGGTTACGTTACTTTCTTGAATCAGGATGGCGAATGGGAAGAATTCCCTAATGAAGAACAGCGAGCTAACTTAGTTGCTAATGCACAACTATTAGAAGAACTGGGTTACAAGCTCATTTGCCAGTTATGCAATAAGTTTCCAACGAGAAACCAAATTGCTGATAGGTATCTTAAGCATGAATGGACTTGCGAAGAGTGTCACACGATTAACTCTGCTGGACGTGCATGACACGTTCACGCAAAGACCGGGGACTGCGAACTGAGCGAGTGGTTGCCTCCTATCTCTCGCAATGGTGGGGAAGCGCAGTTGTTGGTCGTGGTGCAGGGAAGGACGTGCTGAATGTCCCGTTCGACATTGAAATCAAGGCACGTTCTTCCTTCCAGCCGCTTGCTTTCTTGAAACAATCAGAAGCAAGGTCTAATGGCAAAGAAAAGAGCATTGTTGTTTGCAGGATGAACGGACAAGGTGAATCACCCGAAAACTACTTGGCTTTCATGAGATTCTCTGAGCTTGTAGATTTATTGCTTATGGCAGGATACGGAGAAATTCAGCAGGATTCTGTACAATTAGAACCCGAGCGATGCGCACAATGCGGGTCATGGAAGATAAAGGATGTCCCATGCAGGACGTGTTCTAATGCCAATATATGAGTTTGAATGTGATAACGAGTTATGCGAGGCAAATGCCAGATATGACAAGGAGTTAAGTATCAATGAACCACATGACGTTGATTGCCCGTTTTGCGGCTCTACTATGCGCAAGATTTACAGTTCTGTTCCCGTTTACTTCAACGGAAAAGGATTTTACAGCACAGATTCAAGATAGAAACGCCGGGCTGACCAGCACTTTTAGAAATGTGCTTTGTCCTTCTGGTACTCTACAGGCTAGAGCCCTCAAGGGGCTCACAGAGGGCCGCCGACGCGTAGCCCTCGGGGTAGCCGCCGCTATTGGGATAGCTCTATCTATACCTATGGCAGATGCAGATAGTGGCTCAATAGATGCCATTCATACACTTAAAGAATTAGCTGATATACAACTTACTGAAAAGCAAGAAGCATGTCATAACTACATTGTTCATAGAGAATCATCATGGAGAGCTGATGCTCGCAATGGCTCACATCATGGGTACTACCAAGGACGTACGACATATCTCATAGGTAAGCCAGATGATGTGCAGTTCTATTGGTATTGGACTTATGTATCATCTAGGTATGGAGTAACAGAGTATGATGAGCCTGACATGTGTAAGGCTGCATTACATCTAAAGACCAGGAATTGGCAATGAGTACAAAGCGCAATGACCCTAGACTGAGCAAGAAGTACAAAGAGGTTAGACTGCGCAAGTTAGCTGAGGATGGCTGGACTTGTCACTACTGTGGATACGAGGGCAAGGACATGACCATTGACCACATCATCCCAGTGAGTAAAGCACCTGAGTTGGCAATCAATATTGAGAACATGGTTTCGTGCTGCAAATCGTGTAACAGCAAAAAGGGTTCACGCTCACAAGGCGTTTTTTTAGAGAGTATGCGTACCCCCCCTGTTTTTTCTGCCTTCCTCTCTCCGACACAGTCGAAGTTGCACCAAGACAGTCCATTTACAGCCAGACCAGTACAGAATTAACCCGATGCCAGCCAAGCGCACCAAACCGCTACGAGGGGCAACTAAACCAAGGTTGCAATCGATACCTCTCAAGGGCCCAGATAAACTTCAAGATGTAAAAGACCTTTGTGAAATCATTTCTATGCCGCTTTTGCCTTGGCAGGAATATGTGCTTGCTGACATGCTCAAAATTGATAGAAAAGGAGCTTGGATACGCAAGACAAACCTTCTACTCATTGCTAGACAGAACGGCAAGACCCATTTAGCTCGTATGCTCATTTTGGCTCACCTGCTTAAATGGAAAAGCAAGAACATCCTTATTATGTCCTCGAACCGGTCAATGGCTCTGGACACCTTTCGACAAGTTGCAGAAGTATTGGAGAACAATGACCACCTCAAAGGATTCGTCAAGCAAATCAGATATGCCAATGGCACAGAGTCTATTATCATGTTGGACGGAGGAAGGTTGGATGTTGTTGCGGCAACTAGAGATGGCTCTCGCGGAAGAACAGCAGACTTTCTCTTTATTGACGAACTCCGGGAAATCAATGAGGAGGGATACCGCGCAGCTATTCCTACAACTAGAGGGCGTTCAAATTCTCAAACGCTTCTTACCTCTAATGCAGGAGACGCTTTCTCAGTAGTCCTCAACGGCATGAGAGAAAGGGCGTTAGAAAATCCTCCTAAGTCTTTTGGCTTTTATGAGTATTCGGCTCCCCAATATTGCAAAATTACAGACAGAGTAAATGGTTGGGCGGCTGCAAATCCGGCCCTTGGTTACACGATTACGGAGGAAGCACTTGAAGAAGCTGTGGCGACAAGCCCAATTGAAAACACTAGAACTGAGCTGCTATGCCAGTGGATTGATTCTCTCAGCAGCCCTTGGCCGCATGGAGTACTTGAAGACACGTCAGATGCTTCCCTTACGATTCCGCCAGGTGGTTACACAGTTTTTGCTTTTGATGTTAGTCCGTCTCGCCGCAATGCAAGCCTCGTTGCTGGTCAGATATTGCCGGATGGTCGAATTGGAGTTGGAATCTTACAAACGTGGGAAAGCCAAGTCTCTGTGGATGAACTAAAGATAGCTGCTGAGATTAAGGCTCATGCAGATTTGTACCGCCCAAAACAAATTTGCTTTGACAAATATACTGCCCAATCTATTGCTGACCGGCTGACTAATGCGGGACAAATCTGCATGGACGTCTCCGGTGCTGCCTTTTATCAGGCATGTGGAGACTTGCTTGATGCCTTAGTTAATGACAGACTTGTTCACTCAGGGCAAGAGAACTGGGTACAGCAGATGAATAACTGCGCAGCTAAGACTAATGACTCATCTTGGCGTATTGTTAAACGTAAAAGTGCCGGCGATGTATCAGGAGCAATCTCTACTGCGATGGTTGTACATCAATTAACAAAACCACAACAGGTAGCGGCTATATACTCAGATTGACCCACATCTAGTGTATAATTGCCCTCTATGGGTCTCTTTTCGCGCAAGCCGCAAATCCTTGAAGCTCAAGAAGCTCCAAGAGTCATGTCTGATTCTTATCTTTCCTTCGGTACTTATTATCCGGTTTTAGTAACTCGTCAACAGGCTTTACAGGTTCCATCAATTAAGCGATGCCGAGATTTAATTTGTGGCACGATTGCGTCTATCCCTCTTGAGTATTACAAGAAATCAACCGGCGAGAAGATTGCTGCTCCACGTTGGGTAGAACAACCATCAAAAGCACAGCCGCGTTTTGAGACTATTTATTTTACATTAGACAGCCTCCTTATGTATGGCGTTGCATATTGGCAAATCACCGAGACTTATCTTGAAGACGGCAGAATGGCAAACGCAGAATGGGTAGCAAACAGCCGCGTCACATTTGTTACAGATTCAACAAACAGCTATGTTACAGAGTATTACCTTGATGGCAAGCCTCTTCCAATGTCAGGTTTAGGTTCTCTTATTACTTTCCAAAAAGACGAAGGCATTTTGGCAGTTGGTGGCACAACCATCAAAGCTGCGCTTGATGCACAGAACGCAGCTAGTATTGCGCTACAAACTCCATCAGCGGTTGGGTTTCTGAAAAATACAGGGGCCGATTTACCACCAGCAGAAGTTTCAGGATTGCTAGCAGCTTGGAAAAGAGCTAGAAGTAACAACGGGGTCGCGTACTTAACTTCCACGATTGATTATCAGACTATTGGCTTTAGTCCTAAGGATATGGGCTATAACGACGCTATTCAAAATCTTGCAACTGAGTGCGCACGTCTTTGTTCTGTTGACCCTTATTATGTTTCTGCATCACAGAACACGACAATGACTTATGCCAACGTGCAAGACGAAAGAAAGCAAATGGTCGCTTTCACGCTGCAATCTTATGTAAGTGCAGTAGAAGCTCGTCTTTCAATGGACGATATTTCAACAACCGGTCACTACGTCAAATTTGCTTTAGACGAAACATTCTTACGCACAGAACCAATGGAACGTCTGCTTGTACTTGAAAAGATGCTTACCCTTGGTTTAATTACAACTGAACAGGCAATGGAAATGGAAGACCTCTCACCTAACGGGAACGGCGAATAATGGAAACCTTATACATAGAAGCATCATCTATTGAGTGCTCAGAAGAACGTCGTGAGATTTACGGCAAAATTGTTCCAACTGGCACAGGGGAAGTAGGGCACACAAATCTTGGTGCATATACTTTTGCTGCTAACTCAATCGAGATTGCAGACCCTTCAAAGATTAAGCTGTTGTCACAGCATGATTTGAAAAAGCCTATTGGAAGAATGACTGCTGCTGAGGTAAAGCCTGACGGCATTTACGCAACTTTCAAACTTTCACGTTCTTCTGGTGGTAATGACGCACTTATTATGGCGCAAGAGGGCTTAGTATCTGGGCTCTCTATTGGCGCAGAAATTCTTGCATCAAAACCATCAAAAGACGGACACACAGTTGTGTCATCAGCAAGACTCAAAGAAGTTTCTTTAGTCACTGTACCGGCATTTGCCAGTTCAGAAATTCTAGAGATAGCGGCAGAGGAAACACTCCCTGCTGAACAAAACCCACAAACAGAAAGCGAGACAGTCGTGGAAGACACAACAGTCGAAGCAACACCGGTAGAAGCTGCGGCTGTGGAAGCTGCTCGCCC